GGGGAATGTGTGTGGACCGCCACCGTTCGCGGGTGGTGGGGATGGGGGGGAGCGTCACCGCCCGTGCGCGCGCACGGGCTGGCTATCAGAGATCGACGATGACGTTCGTGGTGTCGGTGGCGTCGATGATCTCGGCGTCGGCGTTGAGCGCGTCGGCGGCGAGGGCCGCACGGATGTAGCCCTTGGCGCTCGACGGGCCAAGCGCCCCGACGGCGCGCTGGTGCAGGCCGGTGAAGGTGGCGCCGGTGCCAGCAGGCAGGCTCGTGTAGCCCTCCGTCTGGACGTTGCAGAAGCCGTCCTGCTCCACGAGGACGAGCTTGCCCTCGATGAGGTCCCCATCGGCGGTGAGGCCGACGGTGCCGGGGCCAGTCACGCCGACGGCGAGGCCCACGGAGGTGCTGCCGCCCCTCTGGTTGTTGTCGTACGCGGCGACAGACGCGTCGATCTTGTAGGTCACGTACTCGGCGTTGATGCCCTCGTACGCGGCGGTGTTGCGCGGGTTGGCCATGGTGGTTTCTCCTCGTGGTGATCCACGTCACCCCGTGCGGGGCGTCGTTGCGCGCCGGGCTCCCCGGACCGCGCGGTGGTCTCGTCGTCGAGCCCCTGCGAGGGGCTCGTCATCTCATGGTCAGCCGGCGAACGCCGACGCCGGCACGCGCCGGGGCTGCTCCTTGGGGGCCGACGTGCCCTCCTCGTCCTGCGTGGCGCGCCTGCCGACGAAGCTCTTGGAGGCCACCTCCGACCAGTCGTCGCGCATGCGCTTGATGGTCGCGAGCGGCGCGGTCTCCAGGAGACCTCGGTAGGTCTCGGCAGCGAAGGCCTCGCCGACGGCTCGGACGCCCTCCGCGAGTGCCTCGGCCACGAGGTCCACGCGGTACGCCTTGCCGTCGTCGGCGAGCGGCCGGAGCCGCCCCACCTCCGCGACCAGGGCGCGCACGGCACGCTCGGGCTCGTCGGCGTCCGCTCCAGCGATGCCCGCCTCGGCGAGGACCGAACGGAGGCCCTTGAACGGATCCACGACCACCGTGGTGGTCGTCTCGGGGGTGCTGGTGCTGCGCGTCTCCGTGGTCGTGGTCGTGGTGGCCTCTTCGACGACCGCACCCTCCGCGGGCGTGGCGTCGGGCGCGCGCTCGTTGCTCTGCTCCGTCGTCGTGGTTTCGTCCACGCTGCTCTCCTTCCGCGGCGCATCCAGCGCCTTGCTACGCGCCCCTTGCGGAGCATCGACCCCACCGAACACCCGCGCGGTGCCGGGGAGCGCCACGCGGTACCGCGCCTCGATCACCCGCGCGGCCTCGGGGCGCAGCCGCCCGCCGTCCGCCTCCTGTTGCGCCTTCAGCACGGCGGCTCCCGGCGTCGCTCCGTCGTAGACCAACGAGTACTCGGCGAGCCGCGCGTCCTCGACCCAGCCGACGCACAACACCGGCTCGGTCGGGTTACCCTGCTTGTCGAGCGGCGTGTACGACATGCCCGGGACGTGGGAGCAGTCCCAGTCCCAGAGGTCGAGGCCACACACCGAGCAGCGCCACGTCCCGCCGTAGAACCCGATGGACACGTCCTTGACGAGCCCGGAGCGGATGCCGAGGATCAGGTCGTCGGTATTCACGCCGTTGAGATTGATGCCCGGCACGGTGTAGAAGTCGGAGAGCACGCGGGCCACGCCGTTGCCGCCGGGTCCGATGTACTCGCCGGAGATGCTGCGCCCGAAGCCGAGCTGGCGGGAGAGGTGGCTGTTGAGAACCGAGATCCCGGCCTGCGCGTCGGCCGCGTAATTGCGGAGGCTGGTCTCGTGCATCCGGGTGAAATACGCGTCCACGCGGTTCGACGAGATCTCGGCTTGCGAGAAGAACGGCGGATGGTCGTCGAACACGCTGGGGTCGAGCGCGTGCTGGCCCTTGGCGAGCGCGAGCAGCTCGGCGCTCGAGGCGCGCGTGGTTAGGGCCGCCGGGTGGTTGAAGACCACGTCGGCGTAGCGGTTCGACGCCGCGCCCGGGGAGGGCTGGGTCTGCTCCGGGATGACGCTCGGCGCTCCGGGCGTGAGTGCGATGGTGCTCATGGAGGTGCTCCTCACAGCGGCCCGGTGGACCGATGGTCGTCCTGGTGGTGGCGACGAGGATCCTCGTCGCCGTCGGTGGTGTCGTTGTGCCGCGGGCGCGGGTCGCTCTCCTCCGGTCGCTTCCCGCGCCTGCGATCCTTGGAGGGGCCACGGATGCCTGGCGTGCCTGGATGCTCGGTGCGGATCGCCGTCTCCGTGGCGTCGTCCGGGGACACGACGGCGACGGAGGGTTGCGACGCGTGCTCTACCGTGCTCATCGCTGGCCCTCCGTCGTGGCGGTTCCTCGGTTGCTGCCCGGATCCGCCTGGGCGGTCGCCGCGGCTTGGGCGAGCTGCGCGTCGCCCTGGCCCGACGATCCCGCTCCCGTCGGGAGGTAGCGCGGGGTCTGCTGGTCCGCCTTGTGCCCAACGATCACCTGCGCGGCCTCGTCGATGCTCGTCCAGCCGTACGCGTACTTCTGGAACGCGTTGGAGATCTGGAGCTGCTCGGTCTGGGCGTCGCGCAGCATCTCCGCCGCTCGGAGCTCCGCGAAGCGGAACCGGACCGTAGCCTGGACTCCCTGCGATTGCAGCGCCAGCCCGAGGAGCCGCTCCAGGAGCGTCTCCGCCAGGTGCTGGATGCTCTTCACGGAGGCGGAAAAAACTTCCCACTGTCTGTTGGCTTGCGTTTCCGAGTTAGATTCCGAGAGGCCCATCATGAGAGGCATGGTCTTCAGTGCTCGGGCGCTCATGCGCTCCAGCGCGGAGACGATGCCATCGATTGCTCCGAGGCTCGAGGAGTCCGCCGCGCCGACGGGGCGGTTGATGGTCACCACGTCGGAGTGGATGTACGCGTCGTCCGGGCGGAGGTTGCGGTAGGCGGTCCGCACCTCGGTCATCAGCGCGCCCGCCCACTCCTGGAATTGCGCAGGATCCGAGGCGAGCTCCGCTGGCATCGTCTCCCGGAGCTTGACCAGGTCCACGGCCACGTCGATGCGGGGGTAGCCCTGCTGGCTCATGACGCGCCGGAGGTCGTGCAGGAGCCCCAGCAGGAACAGGGCGGTGAACACGCCCGGCGACGCGGGCGCGCGCCCGTACGGCGACCCCGGGAACGGGTCCACCGGCACGTAGCGGATGGTGGGACGGTCCAGCTCGACGAACCCCCCGAACTGGTACTGCCCGAGGCGCCACACGGTGCCCCGCACCGGATCCGCGATGCGCTCGAAGCGCGCCGATGCCGGATCGGGGGTCGCGAGGTCCACCGGGATACGCCCTGCCTCGTCGAGGACCAGCTCGGCCATGAGCGCGCCCCGGAGGAACGCGCTCATGAACAAGCGCCCGATGATCACGTCCACGGACCCGTAGAGATCGTGGAGCGTGCCCAGGAAGGCGTCGAGCGCCACCTGGCCGGGCTTCGACGCCTTCTCGGTGCCGGGAACGAGCGCCACCACCTCCCAGCCCGGGTTGCACATCCGCAGGAAGTCCCACACCGCCCGGCTGATGTCCGGCGAGAGGTCCGCCAGCATCTGGAGCAGCTGCGAGGGAGAGAACCGGCGCAGCGCGTCGTCGTCGAGGTCCGCGAATCGCCACACGCTCTCGGCGTCCGGCGGCGGGAGGATGACCCGGATCTGCCCCATGTAGCTCTGGGAGCTGTCCAGGGAGACACGCCCTCCGGCGAGCGCCCGGGCCGCCTCCATATTGACCGAGCGTTCTCCACTTGGCCGGGAAGCCGCGATGCTGGTCGGGGTTGGCGTCCCCGAAGGGACGATGCGCGGCCGCAACCGTTTCGCCACGTCGTCGTCCCTCCTCGTCCTCGCTCGGTTCGGTTCGTTAGGTCCAGCCACGGACCGTGGCCTGCATGAGGAGGCTCGATGGCCTCTCCTCGCGCGGACCCTGGTTCGCGATGTACGAATACACCTCCGAATGACAATTGTGCAGGAGGATGCCGTTCGCGAAGTATTCCTCTTCGCCCTCCACGGAAAGGTTGTAGACCGCCGAGGGTGGGGCGGGGACGCTACCGACGAGCCAGACGGGATCCGCAGCTCCTCGAGCAGGTGCGTTGCTTGCCGTACTTGCTCGTGGCGTAGACGCCTCCACAGATGGCGCACCTGCGCTGCTCGTTGTCGACCCCCGATGCTCTACGAACGGCCGCGATGCACGCCGCGGAGCAATACCGGGCTTCGACGTTCCTCTTCGAGACGCCGGGGAAGGTACTCCCGCATCGGACGCACACGCAGTCTCGGTACGTCGCGGCAGCCGCCACGTCCTGCCCGTGCTGGCGATGCCAGGCGAGTCCCTCCTCGGATCGATGCCACGAATCGGCGAGGGGGCGGATCGCATCCAGTTCTGCCTTGCGAGCCTCCGGCGTGAGCGCGGCCCATCGTTCGCGTTGGTGGTCTCGTTGATGCGCGCCTCTCGGCTTGCACACGAGGTTGTCCGGGTCGTTGTTGAGCGGATCGCCGTCCTCGTGGTGGACGACGCATCCCTCGGGGATCGGCCCGTGGGCGTCTCGCCAGATTTCCTGATGGAGACGCCCGACCCCGCGCTTCCTCTCCGCCGATCCTGGGGTGAAGTACACCCTGTCGGAGCGCCGGTCGCTGTCGGGGTAGCGGCGGAAGGTGATGCCGCGGTAGCTGCGTTCTTCGACTCGTGCCATACTCCGACCGTAGTTGAAGGCAACAGGTCCCGCAAGGGGATGAATCCACGGCCAGGCACGTACACCGGGTGGTTCGGGGTTGCCGTGATGGTGCGGCCATCGGACCACGTGTAGGTCCGCACGTCGGCGAGGGGGGACGTCTGCCCGGCGTGTGTCACGCGGCGATAGCCCTTCCTGGTCGCCACCCGCATCCCCGGGACGATCCGTTCGACCGGCACCGGGCCCTCTTCGGTCTCGATGGGCGTGCCCGCAATGAGGCAGTAGTGATCGGGCCCGTTCTGGTCGTACCTGGGGCGCGGGTTGCCGCGCGCGTCGTCCTCGACCAGGCGAACGGGAGAGCCCATGTGCCGGTAGTACTCGCCGATCGCGGCCTTGTCGATGGCCCCACCGAGGGCCCGGGCGTTGGCCGGGAGCACGAGCCGCCGCTGCTGCACGAGCCCGATCACGCTGTCGAGCGCGTTCGTCCGGTTGATGCGGACGATGCCGGTCGCCGGATCCCACTTGCACAGCTCGCTGCGCTGGGTGTCGTCCCAGTTGGGGTAGTAGGCGAGGAACACCCTCCCCTTCCAGCGCGCCCGGAACTCCTCCGCCTTGCGGGTCTCGGGGTTGGCGTCGATCACGCAGCGCCGGACGTTGTAGCGAGCCATGAGTCCGTCGAGGCCATCGGCTCCCTCGAACTCCTCGACCGCACCGACGTACACCGCGCGCAGCGTGTCGTTCGGTCCTCGCACGTTGATCCGTACGTGGAGGCGCTTGCCCACGTCCACGCCCATCGTGGCGCCGCTCGCCGCGTCCGGCATCGTGTACGGCGGCGCCATCTCCCGGCACGCGTCGAGCACGTCGGGGGAGAGCGAGCCGCCCTTCGGCAGGTGGGGCAACCCCGCCGACGAGTTCCAGAACTCCTGCTCCTGGGTCGCCGTCGAACGCCCCTCGAGGATCCGGAGGTAGCCCTCGGCGATCACGGGGAGGTTGGCTCGGGGGGAGAGCAGCTTGGTGAGCTGGTAGCCGTGCCATTCGCGGCCCGGTTCGTCGGAGGCGTGGACCCAGCGACCCTCCCCGAGCCGGTCGGTCGTCATGTCGCCCTTGCACCGTCCGCAGAGGACCAACGCGCGCTCCGCGTCGAGGTTGTCCTGGATGGACAGCGCCTGCCACGTCGAGCAGTGGGAGCAGCGCAGCTCGTACTGCGCCTGCGACGACTGGTCCCAGAGCCGCGCCGCCTCGTCCGACGGGTACTTCGGCGTGGAGCCAGCGCGCACCAAGCCGAGCAGCGACGAGCCGAGGCGCTCCAGCGCGGTGTCGATGACCCACGGCTCGTACTGCGCGACCTCGTCGAAGAGCAGCGCGTCGGCGTCCACGGAGATCAGCTGGTCGCGGTTCTGCGCGCCGCGCACGTAGAGGTAGCCGTTGCCGATGCGCTTCAGCCCGACGTTCGCGGGCGTATCCGTCCGGCCCCGGAGGTACGCGCTCTCCTGGATGGCTTTGTCGATCCTGGCCTTGCTGAAGTCCTCGCCGTTCTTCGACTTCGGGAAGACGTACAAGGAGTTGCCGCGCCCACCCTGGCCGGTGTCCGCGACCCACAGGGCCGCGTTGAGCATGAACTCCGAGACGAACACCTGCGCGGCCTTCCGCACGATCACGCGCGGGTGGCGCGTGGAGTAGATCTCCCGGAGGGGCGGAACGACGGTGAACGGCTGGCCGTTGATGGTGCGGTTCCGGAGCGACCAGGAGAGCAGGGAGCGACGCTCACGCTCCGCCCGGATCGCGTCCAGGCTCGGCAGGGCCGGAGTCGTCGTAGAGCTTGGAGAGGACACGCTCCATCACCTCCAGCTCCTCGTCGTCGAGCCCCTGGAGATCCAGGGAAGCGACGGCGATGGGGCCACCGCCAGGCCCCGAATGCTCGACGCGCTGCGCGGCGATGGCGCCGGTCAGCTTCGTGAGCGCCTCGGTGGTCGCCTTGGCGATCCCGAGGTACGGCGCGGCTCCCTCGGCGTCGGCGTCGATGCGCTCCCAGCACGTAGCGATGATGCTCTGGTACGTCGCCACCGCCATGCCGAGCGAGCCTTTGACGTGCTCCTCGACCCACTCAGACACCGCGGGGTCCACGGCACGGACGTCGGCGGAGACGGTCTTCGGGTCCAGCCCGAGATCCGCCGCGATCTCCTGGAGCGTCCGACCTTCGGCGAGCCCACGGAAGACCTTCGCTCGGCGGATGCGCTGCTGCGCCTTCGTTTGCCGCGGCATCGCCCCACCTCCCCGCATAGATCCAGTGTCAGCCGTCGCCTGCCTGGGCCATCAGCGCGTCCAGTGCGTCCATCGGGACGTACCACGCCTTCTCGGCGTGCAGCGCCTCGCGCTGCTCGTCGGTGAGGTCCTGGCGCCCGTTGATCTCCTCGGTCCGCTTGCGAGCCAGGGCGTACACCGACCGCAACGCGCCGAAGAGCCGGTCCCTGTCGTCACGGCAGGCGAGCCGGTCGGGTGCATCGTGGCGCGCCAGTGCTGAATACCGGGCAAGCGCCCAGAACGCGTCGTCGAGCATCGCCGTTCCTGCGTCGTCCCAGTGGGCCAGGACGAAGCCGGGGAGCCGTCGCCGTTCCGCCGCGTGAACCGTGGCGGCGACGTGAGCACGGACCGTCGTCGGCCCCACCCGCTCGTGCCACGCGTGGGTGCCGGCGCACGCCCACACCTCGTGGCCCGCGCTCGCGGCCACGTCCAGGCCGGGGTAGTCCTCCATCGCACGGTATCCGCTGGGCCAGTCCACCAGCACCACGTCGCGCGGCAGGGCCGGGAGCAGCGCGGGCCAGTGGAGCGCCACGTCGTCCCACATCGCCATGCGGCGTCCATGAGCCGTGAGGATCCGGTGGACGGCCAGCGCGTGGGCGAGGTACGCATCGACGCCCACGTGGTGCGCCAGCGCCTGACCGGAAACGTATCCCGATGCCACCACGTGGGTGCACTCCTGGATGCCGAGGAGGTCGAACGGCTCGTCGAGGCCCGCGTGGACCAGCGGACCGTGGCAAGCGGAGGCCAGGTCGCCCACCAAGTCGTCCAGGAGCGACCACGCCTCGGGGCAGGGACGGAGGCTCCACGGACGATCGGCGTCGTACGCGAGGTGCTCGTAGCCCGGCGTGCGGAGCGCCCGTTCCCAGTGCCCCAGCGTTTGCAGGGCGGGGATCAGCGCCACGCCGCGAGCCACCGCGTGCTCGTCGAGAGCACGGAGGTCATCCAGGGAGAGCGCCGGGTAGCCATCGGCCAGGTGGGGATGGGAGCGCCACCGCACCGCGTGGGCCTCGAGGTAGAGGAGCAGCGAGTTGTAGCCGAGCGCGGCCATGCGGTCCACGGCATCACGAAGGGCGGCGACGCCGTGGACCTGCCCACGAGACACGTCGAGGAGCAGCGCGCGCGAGCCGAACCTCTCCATCGGGAGCTCTCCCCCTGTCCAAGCCCGAGCCCGACGAAGACGAAGATGGACGCCTCATCGTCGCATCCCCGCCGCTGTGGATAACCCTCTTGTTTGGTGGCGAACGAGAGCGGTAGCTTGCCGGTGAAGGGCCGTGGTCTCACCACGGCGTCGCAGCAACGAGACAGCGAGGGAGGCAGCGGATGGGCAACGACAGCGGCGAAGAAGCGTCGCCGTACGAGTACACGATGACCAGCGCAGGAGCCACGGAGTACACGGGCCTCCAGGAGGAGACGCTGCGCGACCTCGTGGCGCGGGACGAACTCATCGGGTGCGACCAGGACGGCGTGCTCTACTTGGACGGGCACATCCTCTTCGACTGGATCGACGCTGCCAAGGCCGACCAAGACGAGACGCTGGAAGACGCGCTCGGCGGCCACGCAGACCGCCGCAGCACGACCGAGCGCGACTGGGAAGTCGAACGCGTCCCGTACTGGCGTTGGGTGTGGCGCAACCGCCGCAGCGCCTACCCGATCATCAGGGAGGCGAGGGACGGCAACATCGTGCGGGTGGCCAAGAAGCACGGCATGACGGTCGAGGAGGTGCGGGCGTTAGACCGGAACACCGAACGCGCGTACAGCCGCGCCACCAGCGAGTGGAAAGCAAAGCAGCACGACCCGGGCTTCGCATGGCCTTCCACCGAGGAGATCCCCGCGGAGGAGCGCCGCGCGATCCTGACCAGCATCGCGGCCCACGAGCGGTTCGTCGGCTCCGGCCCCACCGTCCAGCAGCTCGGCGCGACGATGGGACGTGCCGCCGACGCAGACCTCGCGAGCCGGGTGGAAGCGTTGCTCCAGCAGGGCGACATCCAGCGCGACCAGCGAGGCCGCCTCAAGGTCAGGACCAAGGTCGCCTCGTGAGCCGGGTCCCGTCGGGGCCGGGGAGCGTCGCGGAGGACACGATGCTCGACCCGGCCCCTCGCTGCCTCGCCCCCGCTCCGTCGCCGGGCAGCGCGGCCGGGCCCAAGGCGTCCCGGCCCCCAGTCCGCTAGCGCCGCCGCCGTTTGGCCAGCCGCACCAGCTCCTCCTCGATCCGCGCGATGTGGTAGTCGGCCCAACGGCACGTCCGTCGCGCCTCGGGGGTATGGGGCTCGTGCGGCCCGGGATGCTCCGCGAGCCACGCCTCGAACGCGCGTTGGCGTTCGAGGCGTTCCTCCGCTACCGCGACGAGCGCCGGGACCGCGCACGGATCGGCCAACGGCGACGGCGGCGGCGTTGGACGCGACGGGTCCGGGCCACCCCACGGGAACTGCGATGGGGTCACGGCTGAACCCCGTGGGAGGCGTTGGAATTGAAGCGCCCCATCTGGCGCAGCGCCTCGGCCACCGCGGGCCGCGCCTCCAGCTCGCGCAGGGCGTCGGTCAGCCGGAAGAGCAGGGAGCGGGAGGCGCGCGTCTGCGCGCTCACGTGCCCCACGAGCAACACGAGGTCCGCGAAGGTCAGAGGCACCTCGATCGTGTCGGGCGGCGTGATCGGAATCTCGTGGTCCATCGCCGCCCTCCATCCGTGACACTCAACGAAGAGAGCCATTCCCGGCACAGGGAACGGCTCTCCCGACGATGCTGCCCGCACGCGGGCCACGAATACAGCATACGATCCCCGATCCGCGGCTCACGTGTACACCGACGCCGACGCCGCCTCGTTGCCGTCGTTGCGTCCGTTGCCGCCGTCCTCCAGGCCCTCGTTGTCGTCGTTGTCCTCCACGGGATCGGCGTCGCCTTCCACGCCGACGTCGGGGCCCGCGGCGCCGACGCCGTAGCGGTCCTCACAGAAGGCACGGAGGAGCCGTGTGGCCCGCGCGATGCGGTCCTCCACGGTTCTCTTGGACAGGCGCAGCCGATCGGCGACCTCCGCGATCGTCGGGTCGCGGTCGAGCGTGTGGTAATGGGCAAGGGCGAGCGCCTGCCACAGGTCGGGGCGCTCCTCGCGGAGGAGCTTCTTGGCGCGCGCGTAGGCGCTTCCTCCGTTCTGCTGGGCCATGTAGCGCTGCAGGCGCACCGATTCGTCGAGGCCGGAGTAGGACGGGCCGCCGATGTCGCCATCGGCGCGCTTGACCATGACCATGACGTCCTCGGGGGTCAGCCGGTAGTAGCGATGCTCGAGGTCCTCGACGATGCGGCGGTTGGCGCCGTTCACTCGGCGCGCATCCTCGGGGTGCCTGGCCGCGTCGCGGGCGAGCAGCGCCCTCTCGGTGGCACGCTCTGCGTCGCGCTCCTGGCGCGTCATGCGCTGGCGCGCGTTCTTCTTGCCCATGGGTGGGGGCTCCTCTCCGGCGCTGCTGGGGGCGGTCGTTGCGGGGTCGTGGGGCGGGAACCGGCGAGCAGGGGCGCGGGTGGGTCAAGCGCCCCACTCGCGCTCCTGCTCGGCGTCGTACCGGGCTTGCTCTTCGTCGGCGCGGATCACGCGCCAGGCGGCGCGCACGTCCTCGAGGTCCTCGACACCGAGCGTGATCTTGATGCGAGCCACCATGTTGGCGACGGCGGAGCGAGTCACGCCGAGGTGCACGGCGGCCTCGGCGTAGCTCGCGCCGACGTCGAGGACCTCGAGGAGGATGCGCTGCTCCTCGGTGAGGTCGTCGGCCACGCCGTACCCCGGTGGCGGTGCCATGCCGTCCGGTGCCTCATTGATCTCCGCGAGTGCCTCGTGGATCAACGACGTGCCCAGCCATGCATGGGGATGGGGCTCCATGTCCGGCGCGTCGTCGGGGAGTCCGTCCTCGAGCGACGGGGCGAACCCGCAGGCCGCACGGACTTCCGGCGCGAGCCGCTCGCGCAAGGCGAGCTGCTGCTGGCGCGCTTCCTCCGGCGTGATCTCGCCCGCCACCATCTCGCGGTTGATCCGACCGAGCTCGAGCTGGGCCACGTAGACGGGGTGGCCGCGCTGGTAGGCGTCCGGATGGTCACCCTCCATCGCGGCCCCCCTGGCCGCGCAACGCGTGCCCCAGCTCGTCGGCGAGCAGGCCCAGGATCGTCGCGACCTCGAGGGTGGCGGCCTCGTAGTCGTGCCACGTGTCCTCGTCGTCCTCGTCGTCGTCCACGACGGCATCCCAGTCGCGGCGCTGCAACGCGTGGCGGACGCGGCCGGTCGAGGAGACCGCCGCGAGGATGCGCCATTCCCCGCGCCCATCCTCCCACGCGACCCCTGGCTCGCCGGAATCATCATCTCTATTAGAGATATTCCCGGAGACCTCGACGTCCGGCGTTGCATCGTTAGGGGGGAGACCGAAGGCACGAGCGAACGCGCCGAGCGTGGCCGTGTAGGTCTCGAAGAGCGTCCTGGGGGCGGTGGGCGTCGTGGTGACCTCCGTCTCCGGTTCCGTCGTTGCGTCGAACGGCGGTGCGGCGACGATGGCGTCTCGGAGGTTGGCGCTGCTCGTCTCGGCATCGCGCTGGTCCTGCGCGGCGATGTCCGAGAGCCGACGCCGGAGGTCGTCGTTAGCGCAGCGGAGCGCCAGGACCTCGCCTTGGAGCGCGTCGATCTGGCTGTGCAGGACCGGCTCGACGCAATCGAGCAGGAACGCCCCGGGGCCATGGCTTGGGCTTGCTCCGGGGGTCCACTGGCTGGCCGTGAGTGGCCCCGTGGGCTCGTCGCCGTCCCCGGAATCGCGGTGTTCGTCGCCGGGGTCGCCTTGCGTCGGCAGCGGATCGGCCGCCGGGGCGGCCTCCCGCGCCGGCTCCTCGAATGCAGGGACGCTCGCCGCCTTCGTCGCCTTCGTCGCGATCTCGGCGGGAGCGCTGGGCTGCGAGGCGTGCCAGGCAACCACGGCCTCTTCGTTGGTCGCGACGCCGTATTCCGCGCGAGCGCGCTGCAGCTGGTAGTAGATGGCGGACTGGGTCACGCCCAGCGCGGCGGCGATGGTCGCCGCGTCTTCCCCGCGGTCGATGCGCGCCAGGATCTCTCGCCGCCGTTCGGTGATGGCAACGACGGGCCGCGTTGCCTGGCTCGGCTTGTCCTCGTGCGTCACGATCGACGATGCGGGGCGCGGGGCGCTCGATGCCCGAACGCGCCGGTCCTCGTCGGTGATCTCCTTGGGGCTGGTGGCCTCCCAAGCCAGCACGGCCTCCTCGTTGCTCGAGACGCCGAACGCCTCGCGGATGCGCTGGCATTGGTAGCAGACGGTGGACGAGGACAGGCCAAGCTCGTGCGCGATCCGGTTCGGCCAGAGGTTGCGGTAGAGGAGCCCGATGATCTCACGCTGGCGCGCCGTGAGCACGACGGTCGAGCCGCGAGGGGGCACGGCCTCGACGATGGGAGCCGCCTCGTGATCAAGGGTGACGGTGGAGGCCGAGGCGTTTCCCCCGACGACCTCCACCGCCGCGACGGCAGCGACGTCCTCGGCAGGCTCGTCGCGGCCGAGGACGGGCTCGTCGAGACCACCGTTGGCCGCGAGGACGGCCTCGGGGGTGGGGTTCGGGTCGATCCACCCCGAGACGGGACGCCCATGCCCACCCTCCCCGGCGGACAGCCAGGGAGAGACGGAGGCGACGGTGATCGCCGGGGAGGTGCCGAGACTGCTGTGGCCTCCGGGCAACAGGCGGGGGACGGACAATCCAGCGGACGGCGTGGGGGTCATGGGGGCTACCTCCTCGGGTTCGGCTGCTCTGGGTTCGGGGTCGCGTCCGAGGATAGCATGGCTTTCCTGGTTTCGCCACGCCCGCACGAGGGCCTGGTCGTTGTCATCGACGTTGCGCGTCGATGGCACCGAGAGCGCGCGGCGGGCTGCGGAGAGGTGGTCTTCGAGGCAGTGCGCCTTGACATCAAGCTCCCGGGCGATCTCGGAGCGCGTCCTCCCCTCGGCCAGGAGGCGCGCCGCGGACGTCTCCGTCTTGGTGAGGTAGCGGCGCGGGCGTCCGCCCTCCCCTTCCTCCCTCACGATCTCCATCGCAGGCCACGGAAGATCGACGTTCCGCCGCCACTCCCACCCGCGCTCTCGTTGCGAGACACCGAGCGCCGCGTCGCGCGCAACGGGGCTCATCGCACCACGTAGGGCGCTGGCCGTGGCCGGATCGATGCGCCCGGCGACGAGATCGCGGTTGATGGCGCGGAGGTCCGCCGCGGGGTCGGTGTTCGTCGAGGAAGGGGTAGCGGAGGCGATCATGGGGGCTCTCCTCTCTCTCGTCGGCGTTCGGGCGGTTGGGGCAGGGTCAGGTGTAGGCTGCGGCTCGTGGATGCCGCGCCACGAACTCGTGGTAGAGCTCGGGCCAGCCCTGCTTCACGGCCACGAGCTGGCCGAACCCCAACACGCGATCCACGGCGATCGGGCCGACCCGCTGGCGCTCCTCGGGGACGCCCATCTCCCGTAGCCGGTCGTACGCCCTGTTGTAGGGCACGTCGCGCGTCAATAGGTACGCCCACACGTCCCTCGTGGTCCAGTGCCAGAGCGGGTTGCTCTGGTAACAGTTCCTCTTTTTGCACCACGCGATGGGACCACGCGTGGACAGGTGGAGTTGGCGGGCTCGGCTTTCGTCGGCGCGCAACCCGAGGAAGATCCCATCGTAGCCGTGCTCGCGGACGTACTCTTTGGGCGACGTCCACAGCGTCCCAGCGGGGATGCGCGTTGGGCCGTCGTCGCCGTCCCACGAGGTGAACACATCGCTATGCCGGATTCGTCCGGCGATCCGTACCAGGTTGGGCGTCGCGTTGATCAGCTCCATCGTCTCCGGGTAGTTGTATTCGTCGTCACCCCAAACGGCCACCGTCTCCGGACGGGTCCGGCGCACGAGGTCGAGCACCACGGTCGAATCCTTGCCCGCGCTGAAGGCGACGTGCCATCGCGGTGCCGTCTCCAGCGCCTCCGCGACGATCTCCTCGGCGTCGCGGACGTGGCGCTCGAACACCGGCAGCCGCGCGTGGAGCAGATACGGGTCGCGCCAATCGCGCTCACGCCGAGGCATGGCGCACCTCCCGTGGTCCCTCGCGGCGCGGCCCCCGTCGCCCCGCCGCGCCTGACAGGTGGAGCAGGTCCCCGGGGCACGCCGGGTCCGCTGGCACGGAGGCTGGGGTCCACACGCTGACGCGCTGGCCGGGCTCCCACCGCTCGTTGCGAGCCAGGACGCGGATGCGTCCGAGGCCATGGCTCGTTCCCCGCCCGACCGCCCGGTACTCACCGAATCGGGCCAGCGCCCACAGCGCGGCGCGTTGCTGGGGCCGGATGCGGTCCACGGCGTAGCGCACGACGCCGATGTACCCGCGCTGCTCGCGGCCGTCTTCCACGCGCGCCGTGAGGTAACGCAGGTGCTCGGGCCACACCGCGACCCGCTTGACCTCGGCCACGTCCAGGACGGGCTCCCATCCGAGCGCCTCCCACCGCTTCGCGAGCGAACCGAACACCGAGTGGAGGTCGGGCAGGAGGTGGTCGTGGCCGCTGATCCGGGTGACGGTCGGCGTTTCGAACGCGAGGCGGATGTCGAGGGCATCCTCGCCCTCGCGGACGAACGACGAGGCCGCGACGCGGGTCACGAGGCGTGCCTCGGGATCCCCACGTAGCAGCGCCTGCGCGATGTCGTCGCGGAAGGCCACCACGTCCAGCGTGGCCGCGCGGCGCACCACGCTGTAGGGCCGGATCGCCGGATCGTCCACCGAGACCTGCGCGTGGAGCTCGTCGGCCAGCGCCAGGTCCACGCGCCCGATGGTCGTCAGCACGCGCGAGATCGCGTCCCCGTTGGTGGGGTTGCCCATCCGGACCACCGTCACCACGGCGGACGGGGCGCGCAACGGGAGCCGCTCGGACGCCTCCCCCGCCGCGTCGTCCACCACCACGGGCGGGGCGTCCTCTTCCGCCGGAACCAGCGGATCGGTCCGGGTCTCGTCGTCAGGATGCACGGGCCACCTCCTGGTCCTCTCGTGACTGCTGCATGGCGCGCATCCGCGCCATGCACTGGGGCAACCCCGGCAGCGGGAGCACCGCCGGGATCTGGTTGCGGATGTCGTGGTACGGCGGACGGATGCCCCACGGTACGCCATACGGCGCGGGGAGGGAACGCGTCGGTGCCCCGTCGCATCGCTCGCTCCAGTCCTCCGGCCACGGCTCGACCCGCCACTCGCGGATCGTGCCGTAACCCATGCCGCCGCGCTTGCCGATGCACACCATCGGACGCACGAGGTCTTCGACGCCTTCGCGGTCCCCGACGACGAACCAGCGCAACTCCATGCCGACAGGAAGGAGCACGCGGAGGGGGACGCGGGCCATCTTGTACGGACCGCCCTTGGTCTCGATCCTGGCCTTCTTGCCGTTGTCCAGGAAGCGCTCCTGCTCCATGTCGAACCTCTTGTGGGCGTGGGCCATCTCCTCACCCGCGAGGTCGTAGGCGGCCAGGGAGGCCGCCCAGTACCACGCGTCGCCCTCGCCACGGCGTGCCAGGGGCAGCGGCGGGTTGAGCAGCTCGGGGATGGAGTGGCGCTGGTTGTAGTAGCGGTCCGGCTCGTGGCGTTGCATCCAGGACGCGGCGAGCAGCCCGTCGAGGGAGAGCCATCCATCGACGGACACGACGCCGGCTTCGAGGCGTGCCGTGACCAGCAACGGCTCCAACGTCGTCGCCGTGCTCTCGGGGATCGCGGTCGTCGCGACCATCCCCGTTCCTTCCTCTCCGATGCCCATCACTGGCCTCCCAGCAGCGCGGTGATCGGCGCGGCGTTGGTGTCGAGGTAGGTGTCGTAGAGATCCTGGAGGTGGGCGTTGTACGCGTCCTCGCACCTCTTGGCCTCGGCGGAGAGTGTCAGCGTGTCCCCGACGGTCAAGAACGAGCCCTGCTCCTGGCCGTCCTTGCTGTACGTGTAGTGGAGGTCCACCAGGCCGTAGCCCATCCGGCTCATGCCGCCGATGTGGGGGCTCGCGGCGAACGTGGAGAGCGCCGAGACGAGCGCGCCCATCTCCACCTCGGTCACGTCCAGCGCGTCGATGCGGTGCCAGAAGCGGCTGCCCGGGGCCATCGACTCGACCGTGTAGCGCATCTGCTGGGGCTTGTCGTTGCCCTTGAGCGCCTTGGGTTCGGTGCTCCCGTCGGCGCTCGTTGCGGTCCCGTTGGTTGCCTTGCCGCCCTTCGGCGCTCGTCCGCGCTGGCGCGCGTCCGGCGCCGGGGCGTCACCGAAGAGCCCCGCCTGCTCTGCTCCCCTCGCCGCATCGGCGGCGTCCGTCGTGGCCTTCGCGGTGGCGAGGGCAGCAGCGAGGGCAGCGGGAGCCGTGAGGGCGGGGTCGATCAGGTGCGGGCGCAGGCGATCGTTGCGCGCGTCGTCCATCCGGGAGTACGACGCCTCCATCGTCCACGTCCTCCACGAGCGGCCCTTTGCCTCCTCGTGCAGGCGCGGCGGCAGCACCGTGGCCGCCTCGCGCGCGATGGGCCACCAGATCCCGGACCGGAGCTTGCCCGCCATCATCTGCGTCTGGATCGCCGCCCCGAAGAGTGAGAGCAGCGGGATCGTGCGGCGCAGCGTGCGGATGCGCTCCACGTTGGTGTTGCTGTCGCCATACAAGGAGCCGCCGCTGAACAGGAGGTGGAACGCGGGGAGGGGAAGGACGATCCCGAGCCGCTCGCACAGGTAGCGCGCGCCGCAGTCTCGGAGTTGGCCGCGGAAGGCGTTGCCGCTGTAGGCGAACACCTCGTCCACGGAGCCGTCCGGCTGCACCACGCGGTGCTCGGCGAGGAACGAGTCCGGGCCCAGGCTCTCCCCGATGTGGGACAACGGCGCGCGGAGGATGGCCTCGCCGTCGAGGCGGTAGACGTGGTGGGTCTCGTTGGCCGGCGTGGCGTTCGTGCTCGTGCTCGTGGTCATCCCAGCACCTCCCCGTGGAGAACGATGTCGTCGCCACCGAGGTCGGTGGCGACGTCGGTGTCGCGCTCGATCAGGGCCTCGACCGGCTTCTCTTCCTCCAGGCGAGCGCGGACCAGGAGGACGACGTGCGCGCTCTCGCGGTAGAGCGCCCGGAGGATGGGGTGCGGCGGGAGGGCGAGCACGTCGGTCAGGAAGGTGCGCTGCCCGTCCGTGCGCGTCTCCATGATCTCGCCGTGGGGGTTGGAGTATTGCGTCACGACCGACGCGAGCTGGAGGTTGCCCCGGATCGAGCGGCATTGGAGCTTGGGCATCAGCTTCTCCAGGAACTCGCCCGTCGTGCCGGCCCTCTTCGCGCCGCTCTTGACGGCGCGCTCGATCTGGCCCCACACGTCGGGGGTGATCTTGAAGCGCTGCCGGTCGCGGGAGCGGTACACCGCGTAGACCAGCATGGCGGCCGCGCCCAAGTCCGGGTCGTCGGTGTCGAATCCATAGGCCATCGTCGGTTACTCCTCCCCGGCCCCGTCGTTGGACGGGGCGGTACTACTCCCTTGCTCCTCGTCGAGGGGCCGCCGCGCGGCCATGACGAGCAGCGGGAACGACGGCGACGCGCGGTGCGCCGCCACGACCGCCTCGCTGGCACGCCAGCGAGCGAGGCCGAACGCCTGGATGCGGTGCTGCTGGTAACGCCCCGAGAGGATCTCGTCCCCCGAGAACACCGCCCGCATCTCCTCCACGAGCAGCAACACCGGGACGAACGTCGCCCGGTCCACCCACGCCGGAACCTCCTCGTACTGCACCGGGAAGTGGTCCCGGTCACCCGCCACCGTGGCCCGGAAGATGAGATGCTTCTTTAGGCTGGTGGGGACGACGAGCACGAAGGGCGGCTCCGGGGGCTCGGCGAGGGCATCGCGGAGCGCCTGGCGGTCCAGGGCACGGAGGCCCGCGTCGCTCTCCAGGAGGATCGTCGTCCGCGCGTGGCGGTCGTCCATGAGCAGCACACAGGCGGAGCAGAGGCTCGCGCTGTGCTGGACGCGGAAGGCGTTGCGGTCCATGAACGAGCCCTTGAGGTACGACGCGCGGGGCTGGCCCAGGCCGCCGGTGGATCCGCCGCACGCCGCGCACGATGCGTCCGGGACGGGGACCACGGCGGCCTCCTTCGCTGGGTCGTGCCCGCCCTCCCGCGTGGGCCAGCCGTCGCGCCTCACCCACCGGGCGATGCGCTGCGACGCGGTGAGCGGCCTCGCGCTCTCTAGCGTCGCCGTGGCCGTGGCCACGGTGTCGAACCCCGTCGTGGGGACCATCATTGTGGTTGCCTCCTGGTAGTGGGAACACCCCGAGGATCGTCGATCCCTGGGGCATCCGCACCGCCCATCGCGGTACGATCCTGGGCCCATCCGGGTGGGCCCGAACGGGTCCGGGGTTAGGCATGGTGCTCGTCGTGCAGGCGGAGCCACGCGACGACGGCGCCGGGTCGCTCGTCGAGGTGCCACCGGAGGCACCGTGGACGGCGCCGGTCCGCGAGGACGTACGACAGCGCGGCCCCCGGGACGAGCAGCGCGAAGGCCAGGTCCTCCATCGTCGTCGGTGCCGTCGCCGCGGCTTCCTCTCTCTCTCTCCCTCCGCCGCTCGCCACGGCTTCGGCTTCCGCGACTTCCGGCGCGTCCGAGGCGATGGCTGCGACGACGCCTCGTCTCCGCCACGAAGGCCAGCGCCTCTTCATCGGCGGCCTCCCTTGCGGAAGCGCCGGAGGGTGATGGAGCCGGGCCGGGAGACTACCTCGAACTCCACGAGGCCCGCAAGACGCGCGTGATGGAGAACCTCACGGGTGAGGACGATCTCGGCGTCTCCGCTGGTCTCGTCGTACCGGGGCATGGCGCTCTGCTGGATCGGATCGCGGCTCTGGGCGATGGCGTCCGCATCTTCGCCCGCGTCGAGCCGTCGCGTCTCGGCGCGGGCGTTCGCGACGCTGTAGAGGCCACCCGCGTCGTCCTTGCCGCTCGCGATAAGATCGATGGCCGCGCGGCTGTCCTTAGCATCCAGCGCGACCTCCCAGTGTGACACCGACGGCACGGCCAAAATGGTGTCGACGTCGACAGGAGTTTCTCCCGCGAAGAACTCTTCGTAGACACGGGCCAGGCGCCGGATCCGCTCGGGAGAACGACCGACCTCGGTGGCGAGGGATACCAGCGTCGCTTCGACGCCTTCCCCCGCCAGGTCCTTGTGACCACGGCCAGTCCGCGCGTGGACGCGCCGGGTGGCCTGGTGCGCGCAGGCCGCCTCGACGTACCAGGAGAACGCGCCCATCCCGCGCGCCTGTTGCCAGGTCCCGATGATCGTGCCGTCCTCCATCATCGGGATCGCGGCCACGATCGTCTCGACGAACTGCGACACAACCCGGAACCCATCCACGACGTTGCCCATGCCGCTCCGGTCCTCCGCTGCGTCGCTCACCACGATCTCCGCGCTCATCGCTCCCCTCCTCCTCCGCCGCGGGCAACGCCGACCAGCCGGGTCAGCGCCAGCACCACCATGAGCACCACCACAAGCGTCCACGAGACCGCGAGGATGGTCACGACGATCACCACCGGGTACGCCACGACCTCCACCGCGAGCATCAACGCCGCCGCCGCCACCCCGTGGATCCCGTGGCGCGCCGTGGCTCGTAGCATGGCAACACCAACGGTGGCAGCAGTAAGCAACGATGCTAGTAGAACCACGGCGGGAACGATGGTCGCCTGGCCGTAGCGGAGACCGGCGCGGTAGGCGGGGCTCGCGTCGTCGGGGATCATCGACGGCCCGACGCGCGGCGTTGCTCGTCGGAGGCAGAGGCAGAGGCAGAGGCAGAGGCAGAGGAGTGGGTCTTGCCGTAGGGGGCGGCGAGGAACATGGCTCTGGCGATGCGCTGGCGCTGCGCCTCGATGGCGATGGAGGCAAGGCCCACCACCATGGCGACGAGGGCGATGGCGATCGCGAGGATGCCGGTGCCGACGATCACGACGCACCTCCCTGGTTCCGCAGCGCGTCTCGGCGTGCGTCTCGGCGTGCATCTCGGAGCGCGCGCCATGCGTTGGGCCGCGAGGCTTCCCGGCGCTCCCGCCGCGTGCCCGCGATCTGCGGCGGCGTCTTGGCGCCGTGGTAGCGCGGGGCGAACCCAGCGCGCCGCTCGGCCGCGCGCCGCTGCTGCCGCTGCTGCCGCGTTGGCTCGTTGGTTTCCAGCTCCAGCCGTGGGACGCTCATGGGGCTCCTCCTCTCGCTCGGGTGACGCTACGCCATGCGTAGCAGTGCGATCGGTCCGGGTCTGCCGGAGCGTAGCGGGGAGAGCGTCGGTCGTCAAGGGGGGGGCATGGCACGTCGCTGGCCGCTCATCGCGCTCTCATGGTCGGCGTGGTACGCTGACCATCGACGACGTCTCGGGGTTGCCGGGGGGCTCCTCCTCGGGGCGTCGCCGAGGGCGCCATGGAGTTCCAGGC